CCGAGTTATCGATCAAAATGGCGACTTTAACCCTCAAAACCCAGCAAGTCCTTATTTCGGGTTCCTCACTCCACTTCGTAAGATCCGCGTAGCAGCTACTACTGCAACATCTCAAGCCTTTCTTTTCTCTGGTTATGTCACAGACTATAAATATACCTATCCAGTAGGTCAGGAATTAGGTTATGTCGATATAACCTGTGCAGATGCCTTTCGTCTTTTCGCTATGGCTAACGTCTCGACAGTAGCAAGCGCGACAGCTGGGCAGACTACGGGAACACGAATTGACAAGATCCTAGATCAGGTGGACTTTCCATCGACGATGCGTGTCATTGATGCAGGATCTACAACAGTTCAGGCAGACCCTGCCACCACTCGCACAAGCCTTTCGGCGATTCAGGTAGCAGAGTTTACAGAGCAAGGCGCATTTTTTGTCCGAGCAGATGGAGAAGTAGAGTTCAAGGATCGTGCCGATGTAGTGGGATCTTTGGCACCGGCGCCCATCGAGTTTAATCAGACCACAGGAATCCCATACTCAGACCTTCGATTTGCCTTTGACGATAAGCTCATTATCAACAGCGCCACCATGAAGCGCATTGGTGGAAGCACAGTCACCGCCTCCGATTCAGCATCAATCGCTGCTTATTTTCCTCATGGCATGAACGTTGAAAACTTGATCGCACAGACAGACGCGCAGGTTCAGGACATTGCAGACATTTACGTCGCCACTCGTGCAGAAACTACAATCCGCATCGATGCCATGACTGTCGATTTACTTGATCCTAACGTGCCTACTGACACGATGATCGGGCTCGATTACTTTGATAACATAAAGATTACCAACGTCCAGCCAGACAGCTCGACAATAGTCAAAACTTTACAGGTTCAGGGGCTAGCGTGGGATATAACCCCTAACAGCATGAAATGTACAGTTACAACACTTGAGCCGATCGTGGAAGGATTCATCATAGGATCTGCGACGTCGGGTATAATAGGCACGTCCATATTAGGATACTAGGAGAAAACAATGGCAGCAGGTTTAGGATACAAAGAATTTACAACAGGTGACGTCCTCACGGCTGCCGACGCTAATGGCTATTTAGCCTCTCAGGTGGTCATGGTCTTTGCTGACTCGGCAGCTCGTACCACAGCCATCACTAGCCCACAGGAAGGCATGATCTCCTATCTAAAGGACACGAATGCGACTCAATATTACTCAGGCTCAGCGTGGGTAACTATCGGGGGATCAGCGTCACCTCTAACTACCAAGGGCGATCTTTACACATATTCAACCGCTGATGCTCGCCTAGCAGTCGGCACGAATGGACAGATACTTACAGCAGACTCAACAGCCGCGACAGGACTTAAGTGGGCAACAGCCGCAGGCGGCGGCGGTAAAGTCTTGCAAGTCGTATCAGCAACTACTACCACAACGGTGACAAATTCGACGACTACTTACAGCGACACAACTTTGACCTGTAATATCACACCTAGTTCTGCGACAAGCAAAGTTTTAGTCATGATCAGCCAAAACGGCGGACAAAAAACGGCGGGAAATGCGGGAAACGGTCTTGACATACAGGCTTACAGGGGCGCGACAAGTCTAGGATATTTGACAACCGCCGCCGCTTATACAAACACCGCCGTGATTTTTACTGGCATGAGTTTTTCTTTTATTTACCTAGACAGCCCAGCAACGACTTCTGCGCTTACATATAAAACGCAAATGAGAAACAGAGTCGTACAAGCGTCAGTTTCAATTCAAGAAGGTAATGAAACTTCATCGATCGTACTCATGGAAATAGGTGCATAATGGCTAAGGACTACGAAGTTTTAGGAATGCTTATTCCGCAAGGCGGTTGGGTTATTACTGGCGAAGGTTATGAAAATATCGACTTTTTAGAATGTGACCCAATTACCAAAGAAGAATTCGAGGCAGGATTTGCTAAGTACGATTCTTTTAAGGCCGGGCAGGACGCTAAATTGGCAAGCGATAAAGCTGCACTACTTGAGCGTTTAGGAATTACCGAAGACGAAGCAAAACTTCTGCTGGGATGAAGCCCGTACTATGCAAGGCTGGTCAACAGTTACGCGAACAGTTCGATGACACCTTCCCAGATCGTGATCGGCGTTCCGATGGCTGGATCGGCGATCTCCGTCATTCAGCGCGTCCTAGTGATCATAACCCTGATTCAGCGACAGGGGTGGTTCGCGCCATCGATGTCGATCGAGATGTACATAAGTCAGGCAAGCCCGATCTCATGCCCGATATTGCAGATCAGCTTCGACTCGCGGCCAAGGCAGGTGAGAAGCGAATCTCGTACATCATCTTTGCAGGACGAATTGCATCGTCTCGCATGGGCTGGCGCTGGCGCAAGTATTCTGGAAGTAATCCACATAACGCGCATTGCCATATCTCTTTCAGTAAGCAAGGCGATCAAGACGGCTCTTTCTTTAATATCCCGTTACTAGGAGGCACAGCATGAACATGAAACATCCAGCACTAATCGCAGTAGGCGCATTCCTAGCAGTATGGGGAACTACTTCTAACTTCGATCTGAACTATCGTTCAATCCTAGGCGCAGTAGTGGCAGGAGTATTCGGATATGCGAGCCCCAAAAAGTGAGCCAAGAAAACTTTTTTACCCTTTACTTTGCTAGCCTTGCCGTCATTGGTGGCCTTGCAGGCTACGTCATCACTCACTTACTGTCCGAAATTAAGCGACTCAACTCGCGTGTCGATGAGATCTACAACATACTCTTAGAGCGATAATTTTTACATGACAAAGAAGAAGGTTATCGACCTAGACACTTACAACGCTCTCGATGCTTACGCTATATCTATGCATGAGTTCTATAAGTCTCTACGCCGTGCCGGGTTCGCTGTTGATCTCTGCCTTGCGATTATCGTAGAGAGATCCGCTTATCCTGACTGGCTTCTCCCATCGATCCCCGACCGAGTGGATCGCCTACCTTATGAGGATGACGAAGAGGACTAATGAAGCGAATAGTCATAGTGAGCGACCTACAGGTTCCGTTCCACGATCGACACGCAGTTAAGAATCTAGCCAGTTTTATTAGCAAGTTTAAGCCGCACGAAGTAGTGACGATAGGGGATGAAATTGACTTTAACACCATCTCAAAATGGTCAGAAGGCACACCCGAAGCCTATGAACAGACGCTTGGAGACGATCGCGATGAAGCTGTTCAAGTACTTTACGATCTACAGGTAACCCAGACGATTCGGTCTAACCACACAGACCGCCTTTACAATCAGATCATGAGGAAGATTCCCTCATTCCTATCCTTGCCAGAGCTTCGCTTCGAGAAGTTTATGAGATTTGATGAGCTAGGAATTACCTTCCATAAAAAGCCATACAATATCGCGCCGGGCTGGATTGCAGTACATGGAGATCATACGCCTATCAAGTCACAGGGAGGGCTCTCAGCCCTTGAGGCGGCTCGTAGGCACGGCAGGAGCGTTATCTCGGGTCATACTCACAGGGCAGGCAGATCGTCCTTCTCAGAGGCCTCTGGAGGCCGTATAGGGCGCATTCTGCATGGCGTCGAGGTTGGCAACTTGATGGACTTTTCTAAGGCAAGCTACACAAAGGGCTCGGCTAACTGGCAACAGGCATTCGCCATCATGTATGTCGAGGGTAAGAATGTACAGGTTGATCTGATCTACTTTGAGAAGGATGGAACCTTCGTAGTGTCTGGGAAGCGCTACGGCCGAGCCAGATAATCGTTATCGTTTCGTTATCAAAATCTTTGGATTTTCCCCCTTAGGGCGTGAGATGGTTATCCCATGAACGAAGGGCGTTCATAAAGGGAGAACAATGACAACACATAAGATCTACACAGAGAAAGTTAACGGCGGAGTAATTGCCGAGTGCCGTGATGAGAGCTGCGCTTGGGATGCAAAGCATTCATTCATGAAGTTCGATAAAGTGACTAGAACTTCATCTCCAGCAACCGATGCAGTATTTCCTAATCGTAAAGTAGCAGTCGAAGCCTTTGCATCTTTCCATGCTAATTCATTGGTCGGTGCATAATGTTCGATACAGTTACGCAAGACGTTATAGCTCTTATCACTATCTCGGCGCTATGGTTTCACTTTGGCCGGTCGATCGGTATTCGTGTAGGTTATCTCAAAGGCCGTAAGGCCGTCAGAGATTACTACGAAGCCAAGGACAAGGTGAGAGTGTGAAAGCGAATGATTTACTTAACGAAGCAAAAGCAGTTATACAAGATCGTGGAATGGACTACGGACACCCGTCAGACAATATGTCCCGAACCGCATGCCTCTGGTCTGCATTCCTCCAAATGCCTGTTACTGACTATCAAGTGGCGTCATGCATGGCATTGGTCAAGCTCGCTCGAAGTATGGAGTCGGCAAAAGTCGATACATACATCGACGCTGCAGCATATATGGCAATAGCAGGGCAACTACACACAGAGGAGAATGAGTTATATGTTTAATTTAGAAGATTATGAGACAGTAGAAGAGCGTCTAATTAAGTTTTGGAAGGATCATCCAGATGGCCAGATACATACAAAGCTCATGGAACACACTACTGGCCGATTCATCGTCGAGGCTTCGATATATCGAACAGAAGCTGATAACAGGCCATGGACTACAGGCCTCGCAGAAGAGACAGTACAAGGCCGAGGGGTTAATGCTACTTCTGCGCTTGAGAATTGCGAGACTTCTGCTATTGGTCGTGCGCTTGCTAACGCAGGATATGCAACAAAGGGAAAGCGAGCGTCACGAGAAGAGATGGTCAAAGTTAATAAGTCGAATGAAGTAAAGGCTAGCATCGATGAAGTAAAGGTTAAGATGGCTAGTACATCTGGCGAATACATTCCAGTAGTAAAGGAGGACGATCCATGGACTACCAAAGCAGCGACTATGCCTCCCACAATGGGGGAAGCTGTATCGATGGTGAAAGAGATCATTGGAGGCCAGACAGAGAAGGATATTCCACAATGCCATCATGGCGAAATGATGTGGAAAACTGGCACAAGTAAGGCTGGTAAGCCTTGGGGTCATTTCAAATGCACATCAACGCGGATCGATCAATGCAAAGATCCGATTTGGTATGAGATTGCCCCAGATGGTACATGGCAACGCCAGAAGGCGAGAGTTTAATGGGAAAACTACAGTTTATGAATCAAGACGGGGAATGGGAGTCATTTCCTACAGAAGATGAGATTGCACGATCTAAAGAAGTGCAGGCTATTTTAGAAGAGTTTACGATGATGACTAGATGTTGCTTATGCAATGAAGCGATTCCAGTATCAGAGATCAAAGTGAACTTACAGAGTAAAGCCTGGTCATGCAGAAAGTGTCATGCGGTTAATGGCCTCACAAAGCCGTAAATACCGGGGATTCTCTACCGAGAGAACTGTAGCCCGTTACCTTTCGGAATGGTGGGCTCACGCGGACATCGGTCGAGGGGCTGGAAAAGACATAACCCATGTTCCGTTCGACATGGAAGTTAAGGCTAGATCGGCGTTCCAGCCAAAGGCGTGGATCGATCAGGTCACCAAAAGAGCTAGTAAGTCCAATGACTTGCCAATCGTGGTGTGTCGCTTGAATGGCCAAGGAGAAGCTAATCCTCAGGATTATCTGGCCTTTATGCGGCTTGGTGATCTGGTCGATCTATTGCTTAAGTCAGGTTACGGGGATTTTAAGGGTGATCGAGATACACTAGAGCCCATGCGTTGCAAGATGTGCGGCGCTTGGGCGTTCACGCCTACATGTAAGACGTGTGAGGTTGATCCAGATGCCGACTTATGAGTTCGAGTGTGACAATGAGCAATGCGAATCTAATGCCAGAATCGAGCAATGGATGAGTATCAATGAGCCTCATGATCTGGAATGCCCATTCTGTCATTCATCTATGCATAAGGTTTACTCAAGTGTAGGAGTCTCATTTAAGGGCTCTGGATTCTATTCAACGGACAATCGATGAAGATCGGAAGTCTATGCACCGGCTACGGCGGCCTGGATATAGCAGTTGAGGCTTACTTCAACGCCGAGACAGTATGGTGCGCTGAATATGATAAACACGCGTCAAAGGTAATTGAAGAAAGATTCGGTTACATCAATTACAAAGACATCAAAGCGATTAAGTGGGAAGACGTTCCTAAAGTGGACATACTTACCGCTGGTTATCCCTGTCAACCATTTTCGGTAGCAGGACAAAGAAAGGGTGAAGATGACGCAAGACATATCTGGCCGTATATCAAAGACGCCATTCGCACAATTGGACCTAGATGGGTGGTCATGGAGAACGTTAAAGGCCATCTCTCGCTCGGCTTCGATCAAGTCCTCCGTGACCTTGCCAGTATCGGGTATGATGCAAGATGGGAGATTGTACGAGCTGCAGAAGTTGGTGCACCCCACCATCGCAGAAGACTCTTTATTGTTGCCTACCCCTCACACGGGAGTGCAACACACGACGGGCAAGTGCAGGAACTGGGGCGCGGATTTACTTCATGCTCTGACATGCACATGCAAGCTGCGCCGCAGGAATTGGATCAAGGCCGAGTAAGCGCACAATTCGTTGAGTACATGATGGGTCTGCCCGCAGGATGGGTAACAGATATTGACATTCCTA